ATTTATGTCAGATAATTCACTTAATGATTCGATATCACTTGGTTCTATTTTAGTAACTAATGCTTTTTTAATTAATCTTACAAGTAAAACTTCTCCTTCAGGCGATAATTGACTTACTTCTGGTTCCGGTTCAGGGGTATCTGCTAAAGCTTGATCACCTACAACAGGTTCAGCAGGCGGAGCTGGTACTTCGTCTTGTTCTAAAATTTTATTATACTGTTTAAGGAATTTTTTCATTTTAAAATTTAATATTTTCTATCTTTTTAGCAATTTCCTTCATTTTTTTACCATAAACTCTATTAATTGCTTTTTGAGGGTCCTCTCCGATACCAACTCCAAAAACTTTCATATTTTCAGGTGATGTTGCTAATTTTTGAGCTATATTTAAAGCTTTTTCTTGATCCTTGGTAAGTACTTCTTGATCTTCAATTTTTCTAGTTGATAATAATTTATTAAACATTTTTTCTAATTCTGCGTATTCTTCACTACCATCATTTACAAATTGTCCAGGTTGTATTTTTGAATTATGAAACTGATCTACTAATTTATCTTCTTTATCATAAAGTTCTTGTCTTGCATCGGCGTATTGACTGTTATTTCTAAAAGCGTGTGCCTTTTGTCTTAATTTAGACTTTTTTTCTGGATCCTTTTCTTTCATGACTTGCATGAACAGATCTTTACGTTCTTTTTCTCTTTCAAGATGACTTTCATAATCATACTTCTTTTTAAACTCATCTGTTTCAGCTGCTCCTGAACGTATTTTACTTACATCTTGATTAACAAAATCACTAAGATTAGTTAAAAACTTATTTAACAATACATCAGGATTTTTAGTATCATAAGCAGCTCCAGTCATACCATGCTTATTCATAGAATATAATCTTGCGAAACTTGCTGCATCTAATATATCTTGAATAGTCTTACCTTGAAGACTTCTCATAAAATCTCCAAATGAACCACTTGATTTAGCTAAAGTTTGTATTTCATTATCTTCTTTTATAGCAACTTGATCTATTTTATTAATATAGCCATTAGCTAGTTGAGTAAACTTATCCATATTATTATTTATCTAATTAGAAGTAGTTTTGTGGATAGTCTATTGAAGTAATCTTTATTTAAAAATGTTAGCTCATAACGTCTTGTAAATTTTTTAACTTCAGAAAAAGTATATTTACTTATATCCATATTATTAATCTTACTAATCATAGAGTTTATAGTAGTTTGAGCTTTACCATCATTTATATCAATTAAATGATCTAAATATAAAATTGAATATTTACTTATAAAGATTTTTAAAGGTAATATTTTATCCACTTTACGTAAAAAATTAGTAAAGAAAGATAATATTTCATTTTCTTTAAAATATTTAAATAGCTCACAATCATCTAATTGAGTGTAGTTATAGTAAATTATAGATTTAGTTTTATCTTCTAATAACTTTTCACATATACTATATATCGTGTAATGATATATAAATTTTTTAACTTGTAAATTATTAATACTTTTATCTAATAAATTATATTCATGTAAAGAATTAATTATTTTAGCCTGTATATCATTTATAAGTAAATCATTAAAGTCAATAATAGTAAAATCATAATTTTCTATATATAAATCAGCCATCATTATTTCTATTATAATACTGTTCCAGAAATATTCTAGGAGCTTTTCCTATTCTACAATTTATTATACCATTATAATATTTTTCATTTAGTAAAACATCTTTTTCAAATTGTATTTTTGCTTCATAATAACTAAGTTCAAATTTACTATTACAGAATAATAATATATTAAATTTAAATTTATCTTTACCTAAATTTTCTATATCATTGTTTAATATATCGGATGAACCTGTATAAGTTTTCCAATCGCTTTCAATATAATCTATTCTTTTTCTTTTTTTACCTTTTAATGGTTTTCGTTTAATTTTACGAACCATTTGTTTTTTACCAATATATGATTTGTCATTTATAGTATTAATAATTTCATATACAAACCCATATGGATCTTGAGGTATATCACCTTTTATATCCCAATGACCACTATCCATTAAGATATTTACTTTTTATTTTTGCGTTTTCTAGTTTTACGTTTTTTACCTACTTTACCAAATCTAGAAATAGTAGCTCCTAAAGCTACTGGTTTTCTAAAATCTCCTGTTGCATATGCATCAGTACCGGGTGTACCACTAACTGTATTTCCATAACCTGCGGCTGCTGTTGGTCCTAGAGCTCCACCACCTACAGTATTTTCATCTTCTTCTTTTGCATCTAAATAAGCAGCTATTGCCATTTCTCTTTTTTTCTTTTTAGATTTACCTTTAAACTGAGGTGCTTTAGATTTTTGAAAATCTTTAACGTAATCGCCGGCATCGTGTTTTTTAGGATTTAATTTTTCTAAAAATGCTTTTTCAAACAGAGTTGTTTTCTTCATATTAGTATTTATAATTAATAGGTGAGTTTATTAGATCAATATATAGATGAAATAGAAAAAGATTTACAAATAAATGAATTTAACTTAAAAGACTCTTCAATGCGTACCCCAGCTCGTAAACATTATTGGGTATCTAAATTAATAAGACATAAGAAAAATTTATTAAGTTTAAAACAACAAAGAGATGTAGTTAAGAAAGAAGTAGTTCAAAAAATAGTTGAAGAAAGCCCAGTAAAAGTTACTATACCAGTTGCTGAAAAAGCAAGTTATAAGCATGAAAAAATGATAGAAATATCTAATAAAATTAATGATGAAGAATTGATTATAGAATTTTTAGAAAAAACTGAAAAAACTTTTAGTGCTGTAGGTTTTGATATAAAAAATATTATTGAAATAATGAAAATGGAGCAATTATGATACAATTTAAATTAGATAAAAGCAAGATACGTCTTTTAACCGATAATTTAGATGATATTAGAGAACATTTTAGTGTTAAAGATGATACAGCAAGATTTAGATTAAGAGGTAGAGCTAGATATTATTCTAATCCAAGAATATATTGCATAACACCTACAGGTTTATTTGAACCAGGTTTATTCTTTGATATATTAACCTTTATAAAAAAAGAGTATCCGGATATTAATATTGATATTCAGGATGAAGTATTAAATGTTGTAAAACCTAACAATTATAAATTAAATTCAGTATATAATTTACTTAAATTTCCTCTAAGAGATTATCAATTAACATCAGTTGAAAATGCATTAAAGTTTGGTAGAGGTATTATTAAACTTGGTACAGGTGGAGGTAAAACGTTAACTATAGCATCATTATTAATGAGTATGTTTAAGGATAACCCTAAAATTAAAATACTAATTATAGTACCTGATTTAGGATTAGTTAATCAAACTTATAAAGATTTTGAAGAATATAATGTTAGATTTAAGTTTACCAGGTGGACCGGCAAAATAAAACCAGATTTAACTGCAAACTGTATTATAGCTAATAGAGGTATTTTGCAAAGTCAGTTTAATGATAATGATTGGATAAAATATGTAGATACTTTAGTAGTAGACGAATGCCATACAATAAAAAAATCTAATAAAATTAGCAAAATGGTTAATGAAATTAATACAAATAATAAATTCGGATTAACAGGTACATTACCTGATAATAAGCCTGATGAATGGAATATATTAGGTAAATTGGGTAAAGTTATATATGATAAGGATAGTTATGAACTTAGATTAGAAAGCTATTTAACTAACGTAGACGTTAAAATTATTAATATAGGTTATAATAATAAACCTTTATATATATCAGGTAATAATAATTTTAAAACTGAGTTAGATTTTATATATACTAATAATTTTAGAAATAATGTTATAGATAATATTTGCAATAAATTTAATAATAACTCTCTTATATTGGTTAATCATTTAGCTCATGGCGATGCATTATACGATAAATTATCTCAAAGTAAAGATAAACAGGTATTTTTTGTAAAAGGTGAAGTTGAAGTAGAAACTAGAGATCAAATAAAAAAAATAATGGAAATAAATAATAATGTTATTTGTATAGCTATGAGTTCGATTTTTAGTACTGGAATTAATATTAAAAATATTCATATGATTATGTTTGCCTCAGGAGGTAAAAGTTTCATAAGAACTATACAATCAATCGGTCGTGGTTTAAGATTGCATGAAAGTAAAGATAAATTATTAATTATTGATTTATGTGATCAATTAAAATATGGTATTCGGCATGGAGATAAAAGAAAAGAAATATATGGTTTGGAAAAAATAAATTATACATTAACTGATATAGTTGAAAAATAATATTTTTATAATATAATTGTTATATGGCTAATACTAAAAAAACTACTGGTAAACGTAGAGGTCCAAAACCGAAAAAAACAGAATACTATGTAGATCCACGTGAATTAAAAGCTGAACTAGTAGCATATTATAAATGTGAAGATTGTACGCCTAAATTGGGTGATATGATACATAAAATTGCTCATGGTTTAAGTTATTCTTCAAACTTTATTAATTATACATACAGAGATGAAATGGTTGGAGATGCTTTAGTCAAAATGTATACAGCAGTTACTAATAAAAAATTTGATATTGAGTCTGATTATAATCCATTTTCATATTTTACTACTATTGCATTTCATGCTTTTATTAATAGAATTAAAAAAGAAAAAAAGCATGCTGAAACTTTAAGCCAATATAAAGAAAAGGTTTATGAGCAAGAAATGTTAGATTCAATGGATGGTAGAGTTTATGTCAAACCTATGAGTGATGATGTAGATATAGATTCGAATGAATAAAGTAGCAATATTTTCTGATATACATTTAGGTGTACACCAGAATAATGACTTCTGGTTGGGTATAGCTAATAAATGGGCTGATTGGTATATTAAAGATCTTAAAGATAAAAATATTACTGATATAATTTTTTGTGGCGATTTTTTTCATTATAGGGATGAAATATCAGTAAAAACTTTAAATTTTGCAAAAGATTTATTAGATAAATTTAAAGATTTTAATATTACAATGATAACTGGTAACCATGATGCATGGTATAAAGATACATCTGAGATTAATAGTTTAAGTATTTTAAAAGGCTATAAAAACTTAACCGTTTATGATAAGCTTGCAACCGTAGAATATAAAAATAAAATTGTATCATTTTGTCCATGGGGTACTAAAATTGATGATATACCTGATAGTGATCTAATATTCGGGCATTTTGAATTAGAAAATTTTAAAATGAATATGTTTAAAATTTGTGATCATGGAGATAATCCAGATGTATTAGTAGAAAAATCAAAGTTAATTTTTACCGGGCATTTTCATGCAAGAGATGAAAAACATTATAAAAAGCAAGATAGTTCTATTATATATGTCGGTAATCCTTATGAAATGGATTTTGGAGATACAATGCAGACTAAAGGTTATTATATTTTAGATTTTGATAAATTAACATATAAATTTTTTGAAAATAGTATTACACCCAAACATATAAAAATTATTTTATCTAAGCTAATTAATTTAACTGAAGTTGAAAATGTATTTAAAAAATCTTTACCGGGTAATATTATAAAATTAATTATAGATAAAAATATTAGTAGTGATCATTTAGATGCTTTAATAACTAAACTTACAACTTATAAGCCTGTAGAATTAAGGATTGATTATGATGTAAATTATAATAAACTTAAAATAGAAAATGATCAGGATTATGATTTATCAGGCGTTGATATTAAACATGCAATAGAAGAGTTCGTTAATATGTTGGATATTGAAAATAAAAAAGATGTTGTAAATTATTCACAGTCATTATATGAAAGAGTTAAATGAAATACATAAGCTTTAAAGAATTAAAAATTAAAAATTTTTTATCTATTGGTGAGGAAAACGTTATAGTTAACTTTGAAAAGGGTTTGCATATTGTGACCGGTATTAATAGAGATAAAGAAGATAGAAGAAATGGTGTAGGTAAAAGTACTATAGCTGATGCTTTATACTTTGCTATATTTGGTGCCACTTTAAGAGATATTAAAAAAAATTTTATACCTAATAATCTAACTTCAGGTACTTGTGAAGTACAATTATCATTTACCGTTGACGATCCAAAGCATGGTATAAACGAATTTGATATTATTCGTACTTTAAACCCTAGTAAGGTTTACGTATATAAAAATGGTAACGATAAAACAAGAGATAGTATATCTAATACCAACGAATATATTAATACAGTTTTATCATCAACCCCTGAAATATTTCAAAACTGTGTTATAATGACTCTTAATAATCATGTACCTTTTATGGGTAAGAGTAAAACTGAAAAACGTAAATTTATAGAGCAAATTTTTAATTTAGAAGTTTTTAGTAAAATGCTTGGAGAGTTACGTAATGAACATAATGAAGTTAAGCGTAATTTTGATATAGAAATAACAAGATTAGAAGAAACTAATAATCATTTAAATACGCAACAGCAACAAGTTGATAACTTCGAAGAAAATAAAGCTCAAAGAATATGTAGAATAGAAGATCAAATAGATACAAAAAATAAAGATTTAAACAATTATAAAGAAGAAAAAAATACTGTAGAATCATTAGATGAAAAACCTTATATAAGAAAATCAGATGAACTAAATGAAGAAATAGTTAATTTAAGTAAAGATAAAAATGAAAAATATGAAAAAATAGTTCAACTAAAAACTAATTTAACAGCTAATAAAAATACTTTAGCAAAAATTGGTACCGATGAAGCAACTTGCCCTATGTGTTTGAGATCATTAGAAGAACATGATAAAGATTTAATTGAATCGGAAAAAGAAAAAATTAATAATATATTAGATGATATTTTAAATGATATAAAAAATAATAAAAAAGATTATGAAATTATAGTTAAAGGAATCAATAGTTATTCCGCAGCTAAAACTAAAATTGATAATAAAATTAATGAAATAAAAAATCAAAAAGATAATATTTCTTACTTAGAACGTAACATAACTGAGATTGAAAATATTATTAATCAGTATAATTCTGATATTAATAATATTAAAAATGAGACTAATTCATTTGATGGTTTAATTATAGATACTACTAATAAAATTAATGAAATAAAAAATGAAATAGATTCAATTAAAAAAGTTATTAATTTAATGGATGTGGTTAAATTTGTAGTTAGTGAAGAAGGTGTTAAAAGTTTTATAGTTAAAAAGATACTTTCACATTTTAATGGTAAGTTGACTCATTTTTTAAAGAAGTTAGATAGTAATTGTATTTGCGCATTTAATGAATATTTTGAAGAGGAAATTATAAATGAAAAAGGTAAGATTTGTTTATATAATAATTTTTCAGGGGCAGAAAGAAAAGCTATTGATTTAGCTTGTTTATTTTCTTTTATGGATATGAGAAAATCTCAAGGTGATGTTTATTATAATATTAGCTTTTATGATGAATTATTTGATAGTAGTTTAGATGAAAAAGGTGTAGATTTAGTACTGGAAATATTAAATGAACGAGTAGATAAATATAATGAATGTGTTATGGTAATAAGCCATAGAAAAGAAAGTATAAAATCTGCTAACGGAGATATTATATTTTTAGAAAAACACAATGGCGTCACTAGAAGAGTAAATTTTATTGATTAATTAATATTATGCTAATACAAGGTAATAAACCATTTCAAGCTAATAATCCATTTATAGCAAGGCCTTTTCAAAATAATGTTATAATACCCCAACAACCCCAACCTACCCAAGCTCAACCGCCTGCAACACAGGAACAAAATTTAATTAGATTTTTAAATTATTATGCTGATTATTCGGGCTGCGGTCACTGGAGAATGATATGGCCTGAACAGGTAATGAATGCTCATAGTAAAGCTGTGGTTCATGGTACTACAGTAATGAATGTTGATGAAAGATATTATATTCAAACAAAAGGTATAAGAATACAAAGACAAGCTACCCCAGCCCAGTTACAGTTTGTCCAGTGGTTAAGAAAAGTAGCTGATAAAAATAATATTAGATTAATATATGAAATAGATGATATTTGTTTTCATGAAGATATACCTGATTATAACAAATATAAAAACGCATTTGTTGATCCTAATATAAGAAATGCTGCTCAAGAAATGATGAAGATATGTGACGAGGTAACAGTTACTTGTCCATTTATGAGAGATTATTACAAAGCTAAAACTGGTAATAATAATGTAACAGTACTACCTAATTTTATGCCTAAATTTTGGTTAGGTCATTATTGTGACTTAAACAGAACTATGGAAAGTTATGATAAAAATAAAAGAAAACCTCGAATTTTATACGCAGGCTCCGGAGCTCACTTTGATATAGAAAATAGAGTTAAATTTAAAGATGATTTTTATCATGTAAATGATGTTATTAGAAAAACTATTGACAAGTATACATGGGTGTTTTTAGGAGCTCATCCATTACCTATTAGAGATTTAGTACAATCAGGTAAAGTTGAGTTTCATCCGTGGAGAAGGCTATTTGAATATGGTCAAGGCCTATTTGATTTAAATGTTAATATAATTGTAGCCCCACTACAAGATAATACATTCAATAAAGCTAAATCTGATTTAAAATATATTGAAGCTTGCGCTTTAGGATTACCGATAGTTTGTCAAGATTTAGTTACCTATGAGAATGCGCCGATCAAATTTAAAACTGGGGACGATATGATAGCCCAAATTGAAACTACTCTACAAGATAGAAAACGTTATAAATCAATTTGTAAAAAAGCTCGTCAATACGCTAATACGAGATGGTTAGAAGATGATAAAAATATTGATTGTTATTTAGAATTATATCAGTATGCGGTAGATGATCCTAAAAGAGTTAATCTTGGTAGATATAATTAGGAACTATCATATAATTGTATTGTGAGTTACCGCAATATATACTATGACCCTCGAGAAAGATGTATTAACTTATTTACTTGGAACAAAGAAGGTAAAAGAATTAAGGTAACTACTTCTTATGATCCATACCTTTACGTTGAAGGTAAAGGTGATTATGAATCTATTTATGGTACTAAATTAATTAAAAAAAGTTTTAGGACCCAATATGATAGATACAAGTATATTAAAGATACTGGGGTAAAAAGAGTATTTGAAAATCAACCTGCAGTTCAGCAGTACTTAATTGATACTTTTTGGAAAGTAAATGAAAAAACTGAGTTTAGTAAAAATCCTATTAAAGTATTATTTTTAGATATTGAAACTTATTCACCTGATGAGTTTCCTCAACCTGCTAATCCTACACATACTGTTAACGTTATAACAGTTTTTGATTCTTTAAATCGTCATTACTATACTTTTGGTTTAAAAGATTTTAATAATAAAGATGAGGATGTAACTTATATTAAATGTTCTACTGAAAGAGAACTATTTATGAGGTTTGTAGAGTATATAGAAAAAGATTACCCGGATATAATGTCAGGTTGGAATAGTGAGTTTTTTGATTTGCCTTATATTTTAAATAGATGTACTCGTATACTAGGGGATGAATGGACTAATAGAATATCTCCTTCAGGGAATGTATATAGTAGAACTATACGGGGTCAGTTTGGTCAAGAGCAGACTAGATGGTATGTTGAAGGAGTTTCATTAATTGATTACCTTGATGTATATAAAAGATTTTCAGTAGGTATAAAAGAAAGTTATAAACTTGATGCTATTGGTGAAGCTGAGTTAGGTGAGAAGAAAGTAGATTTTGGTAATATGAATCTAGCTACTTTATCAGATACTGATTGGCAAACGTTTGTTGAATATAATATTCAAGACGTTAGACTTTTAACTAAGCTTGAAGATAAGTTAAAATATACAGAACTTATTAAGATGTTAGCTTATGTAGGGTTAACTACCTTTGAAGCTGCTATGGGTTCTCTTTCAGTAATCAATGGTGCTACTGCAGTTATATCAAGAAGGCGAAATCAATGCGTACCTTCATTTATAAGAAACGAAGATTCAGGCAAGAACCCCGGGGCTTATGTTGGTGAACCTTTGCAGGGGTTTCAAGAAAATATAATATCATTTGATGCTAACTCTCTATACCCTAATGTAATGATATCTCTTAATATGTCTCCAGAGACTAAAGTTGGTAAGATTGAGGATAAAAATAATAATGAAATAGTTATACGTCATGCAAACGGTAAAGTATTTACTTTAACTCATGAGAAGTTTTTACTATTTTGTAAGAAAGAAGAAATAGCAATAAGTAAAGCTAACGTATTATTTACTCAGAAAAAGAAAGGGGTAATGCCTGAGATTTTAGATTATTATTATAATAAAAGAGTAGAGGTTAAAAAAGAATTAGGTAAATTAAGAAAAAAATATTTAAAAAATAAAAATACAAAACTTAAGTTTCAAATAGAACAATTAGATGCAAAGCAGTTATGTATAAAAGTTTTAATTAATTCTATATATGGTTACTTTGGTAATAAGCATGCACCTTTTGGTGATGATGATATAGCTTCTTCAATTACTTTAACTGGTCAATCAGTTATTAAGATGTCTAACGAATTACTTAAAAAATATATTAAGAAAAAGACCGGTATAGAAGACGAAAAAACTCTTAATGATTGTATTATATATAACGATACTGATAGTAGTTATATTTCAGTAAAACCTTTGATTAAAGCTGGATTATCTTTTACTGATAATAATGGAAAACTAACTAAAGAATTTTATGATGAAGTTCAGAATATTGAAGATTTTTTAAATGATGAAATTAAAGTATGGGGTAGTAAAGCTTTAAACTCTAAAGATTGTAGATTTGTATTTAAACGTGAAATGATAGCTGATGTAGGTATCTTTTTGCAGAAAAAACGTTATGTTATACATGTGTTAGATGATGAAGGTATACCTACTGATAAGTATAAGTATACAGGGGTAGAAGTAGTAAGAAGTACTATGCCTGATGCAATTAAACCTCACGTTAAAGGTATAATTGAAACTATGTTATCTACTCAAAGTATAACTGAAACGAATGCAGTACTAGATAAAACTTATAAAATTTTTAAAGACTTACCAGTTGAAGATATAACGTTTGTTTCCGGATTAAAAGGTTATGAAAAATATGCAGGTCAATGTGATGGTTGGAAAACTGCTAAAGGCATGCCTATACATGTTAAAGCAGCTTATTATCATAATTTATTACTTAAGAAGTTTAATATAGAAAAAGAATATGAAACTATTAGTTCCGGTGATAAAGTGAGATATTTTTATCTACAACAGCCTAATCCTTATAACTTACCAAGTTTAGCTTACAAATATTATTACCCTGATGAATTTAAAAAAATATTTCACGTAGATTATGATAAGATGTTTGAAAAAAATCTATACGCAGTTATAGAAAGATTTTATGAAAATGTTAAATGGTCTATACAAAAGCCTGGTAATGCAGTTCAAACTAATTTATTTGATCTTTTAAGTTGAATTATAAAAAATAGTTATTAAAATATATGTATGTCAGACAAAAAATATACTACTTTTATTGATAATGCAGGACGTGCACTTTTTGCAGAAATTGGAAGCGAAACTTCAGATGAATTAGTTGCAAAAAATCCTGTTATGATTACGGTCCAACAAGGAGAAAATGGTCAAATGGCTGTTCAATTATTTCCTTTATTCTTTCAAGAATTTGTTTCACCAGAAGAAGATGGTACTAGATCTAACTATTTTACCTATAATAAGAAAAATATAGCTATTGGTACACAATTTAAAATTGAACCTCGTATTTGCGAACAATATGAAAAAATAGTAAACCCAGTTTTAGTACCTGCTAATCAACCAGAAAGTGAACCTGAAGTTATTAAACTATTTGATGAATAATATATGTTAATCCAAAAAAAGGTTCAAAAAATTATTTTAGATTATATTGAACCGATTTATGAATTTAATTTAAATTCTGAATTCAAAAATATGGGTTGTGATTCAATGACTATGATGGATATAATTTTAGAAATTGAAGATGAGTTTAAAGTAGAAATAACTGGTGATATACTTGAAAAAATTAAATCTCCAAAAAATTTAATAACTTTTTTGGAAGGAGTAGAAAAATAAATAAAAAATAGCCTCTCATATATGAGAGGTTCCCTATAATGACACCACAAGAAATATGGGATTATAAATTAGGATGGAAATCTTACGGTTTTTCAGTACCATTTCATTCTGATTGGGAAATGGAATATACAGACTTTTGTAAAGAAAATTTTAATAAATGGCAATGGGATATTTATAGGTGGACTAATGTTTATGAGCATACAATGCAATTTGAAAAATTAAAAGATGCTGATAAATTTAAAGAATTTATTGATAAATAAAAAACATATACTATAATAAAGTATATGAGTAAAGAAATAGATGATATTTTATCTGTAATAGATAAGTCTAATCCATATGCATCTTTCCTAAATGAAAGTGCTTTAAGTAATGTGGATGGTTGGTTAGATACTGGTTCAATGGTACTTAATGGTATAGTTTCAGGATCTCTTTTTGGTGGTATACCTAAGAATAGAATGACCCTTTTAGCTGGTCCGAGTATGACTGGTAAGAGTTTTATATTACAAAAGATTCTTGCTAATGCGCAGAAAGAAGGTTTAATACCAGTTATATTCGATAGTGAAAATGCTATTGATAAAGATGGTGCAGCAGCATTAGGTTTAGATGTCAGTAAAGTAAAATATGTACCTGTCTTTAGTATTGAAGAATGTCGTAATACAATTTATGATTTTTTAACTAAAGTAAAAGAGAAAGGTCAAGAAGGTAAGTTTATTATTGCTATCGACTCTTTAGGTAACATGGAGAGTCAATTGCAGATTGGTAGAATGGAAAAGAGCAATGTTTCAGCTGATATGGGTAGTAGAGCTAAAGCTATGAAAACTTTGCTTAGAACATGTACTCAATTATCAGGATTAACTAAAACTACTATTTTAGCTACTAATCATATATATGAAGATCCTGCTGCATTATTTCCTTCGTTAGTTAAGGCTATGCCTGGTGGTACTGCTACTGTATATTTGCCTTCAGTAACTATTCAATTGGCTCGTAAGCCTGTTAAAGAAGATAAAAATACTGATGGTAAATTAGCTATAGGTCAGAAAAATTATTCAGGTGTTATTCTTAGAGCTTTAACTGTAAAGAATCGATTTATTAAGCAATACTTACAAGGGGAAATGTATCTATCTTTTGATAAAGGTCTTAATAAGTATTATGGTTTGTTAGATTTAGCAGTAGGTTTAGGTGCAGTTATTCAAACTGGGTCAACTTATCAATTACCAGATGAGACTAAGTTAGGTTATTATAGTAAATGGAAAGATAATACGGAACTGTGGGATAATACTATTATACCTGTTATAGAAGAAAGAATTAAACAAGAGTGGGCTTATAGTAATAAATCAAATGAAGAAGAAATTATTCCAGACGAAGTAGATGAAGAAGAATAAAATAGTAATAACATTATCAGGTGGTATGGATTCATCTGTACTATTATATAAAGCTGGAAAACAATATAAAGAAGTTCATACAGTAACATTTGATTACGGTCAAAGACATGATTTAGAGTTACATGCAGCTGAAAAACAATTAGTTAATGCTAAGCATAATTTTTCTAATGTATTATTTACTAATAAATTATTAGATGTAAAATATATTAAGGATATAGCTGATACATCTTCTTTAACTAATAATAATATTGATACACCTGATGTAAAAGATATAATGGGAGAAGCTCAACCAAAATCTTATGTACCTTTTCGCAATATGATGTTTTTAAGTATTTTATTATCATATGCCGAAAAACTTAAAGCAGATGAAGTATGGTATGGAGCTGCTGAAGCAGATAGTTTAGCAGGTTACTGGGACGGTTCAGTACAATTTGTTGATAAAATAAATCAAATATGTTTATTAAATAGAGAAGTTGATATAAGTGTTAGAGCCCCTCTCTTAGAATTGAGTAAAAAAGAAATAATTTTAAACGGTATAGAGTTAGGTGTAAACTTTGGAGATACTTATACTTGTTATTCTGGAGAATACCCATGCGATGCTAATAGTGCAAGTAGTGCTCTTAGATTAAAAGGTTTTGTAGAAGCAGGATATATAGACCCGTTACCTTATAAACAGCAAGATAAATTAGATTCAGTTTATAAAGATAATAATTGTAAATCTATAGTTTATTAATACCCGTGTCTATGCAATCTTTCATATGAAAGATTGCTGCGCATTCTCTCTCTTTGCTGGTTAATTAAATATCGATTTATATCATATTGCGACATTGCAACTTGTTCATCTTCTTCATCGCAAGTTTCTTCATCACTCTTTTTTCTTAACTTACCAGTTACTGGGCATCTTTCTGCATCTTCTTCTTTGTCTTGCTTTTCAATAGCATCAGCAATAGCTTGGCCTCTTGCTTTTTCATATTCAGAAAGATCTCCATCATCATCTAAATCAGCTTTTTCGTGATCAATTTCAGCATCTTCTTCATCACTTGGACAACCTTCTTCATCACTAGGACAGCTTTCACCATCTTCATGATTATGCTCTTCTCCTTCTGGAAAATCAGCTACTAATTTTTCTCTTTGACCTAAATCAATTTCACCACCAAATTTATCTACTGTTTCTAACTCACTAGGTTTAACTATAACCACTGAAACTACATCATCTTGACTTATATCATCTAAATTAATTTTAGTACCTTTAAATTTATTAAGAGTAAGTCTATATTTTAACCCGTCACTAATAGTAGTATATAAATCATTTTCTCCTACTTCTCCTTCAGATTTAAATACTTTATCACCACCTAAATTTAATTGTAAAGTTTCAAAACCAGTATCGCCTTTCTTTAAACCTTCTTTTGCAGCTCCTCTTTCTCTAGTAGTAATTTTTATATCAGATCTTTGAGCTAAAGGTTTAGAAACGTTAGCTACCACATTTATAGCATTTTGAATATCATCATCAGTTAAATTTTCTAAGTCTAATTCAGGGTTTTCCTTTTGTAAAAATCTAATAACTTTAGTTGCAAAGTATCTTGGTGTCATAGTACCTTTTAGATCTCTAATATCTTCCATTCCCATTAGTTTAGCTCTTAAAGGGTCAGCAATTTTTTTACCTCTTGCTTCTTCTACGATATCATATTCTGCATTTTCTAAATTCTCTAAATAACCTGAAGTATTTTCAGTTATAATGTTTTTGTTATTCCAGTTATGTAAACTCATATTATTATTTATTGATTTTTATTAATTTTATACTATAATATAGATATATGTGTGGTATTTATTGTAGTAATGATTTAAGTACTTTTGAAGTATTACAGCAAGCTAATAAAAAGCGAGGTAATTTTTCAACAGGTATATTTTATTGTTATAATAAAGCTAATTATAAAATTATTAAAGAAAAAGGTAATATAGATTTTAATAAAGATAAAATACCAACCGATAAAGGATTTTTATATTTAGGTCACAATCAAGCACCTACCGGAACAGGAAGAGATTGGAAAGAAGAAACTTCTCACCCGTTTTTGGTCGGTGATTGGATAGTAGCTCATAATGGTGTGTTAACTAATTTTGAAGAGCTTAAAGATGAATATGTACCTATGCACGATAATCCAGTTGATAGTAGTATAATACCTGCTTTATTAGATGAATTTGAATATAACCATGGGCCTTGTGAAGATGCAGAAACTGAAGTACAAAATATTTTATATACTATTGAAAAATTAAAAGGTACTTTTGCATTATGGATAATAAACATAAAAACTATGAATATATATATAGCAAGACAAGGTAGTACATTATTTTATAAAGATAGTAATATATCATCTATAAGAGGATGTGATTATAAAGAAGTAAGTCAAGGTATATTATACAATTATTCGTTTGAAGGATTAACCGAAATAGATGGCTTTGTATATGATTCACCATTTTTAACATTATGAATATAAATTATGTAACAATTGGTAAATTAAATGAAATAGATAAATTAAGATTTATAAAATTTATCTATAATAATACTGATTCTTTTATTTTAAATACTTTCGGCCATACTTGGTCAGGTAGAGATTGGTGGGATAAATATCCTATCGAAGTATGTACAGATGAAAAAGGTAAAGTTTTAGGATTGCATGCATATACAGTTAATGATAAATATAAAGATGCTTTAAAAACTTATTATATAGTTACTTCTAAAGATAGTAGAGGTAAAGGAATAGCAAAATTATTAATTAAAAATGCTGTTTATAAACATAAAGATAATATAAAGTTTTATTATGTTAATTCTGATATAAAAAGTGAAGGAGCTATTTTTTATAAAAAATGGTTAGGTGACAATTTTATTGTAAAAGATAATGATTTTAATTCTCAAGATATGATTTTTGAGGAACCTATTTATAATATTATTAATGGCTAGATTAAAAACTACAGGAAAACCTCGTCAATTTGATACTGGAGCCCAAAGAGATAATGCAGATGGTAAACTACGTATGAGTTTAGTTCCACATAAAGCACTTAACGATGTAATGGTGAGATATATTCAAGGTGCAGATACATATGGAGAAAATAATTGGAAAAAAGGTATGAAGCATTCAGTCTTATATGATAGTGCAATGAGACATCTTATGCAAGACTTTACCGGTGATAATAGTGAAGACCATCTAGGAGCTGCTTTATGGAATATTATGGGTATGATCTGGAATAGAGACCATAAACCTGAAATGGATGATAGGAAAGAATATGAGTAAAGTATTTGTATCAGGTTGTTATGATATTATTCATGCAGGTCATATAGAATTTTTCAAAGAGGCTCTTAAACAAGGAGATAAACTGGTAGTATGTATACCATCTGATGAAGTACTATATCAGTATAAAAAAAGACGTCCAAGTATACCAATTGAGCATAAGATAGAAATTTTAAATAATATATCTTTTATTGATGAGGTGGTAATTGGTGGTAATTTAGATAAAAATGGTTTAAATTTTAAAGACATAATAATAAAGATATCCCCAGATGTTTTAGTTGTTACCTCGGATGATAAGTTTGAAAAAAATAAAAGAGAATTCTGTTTAAACCATAATATAGAATATATTAAATTAGAAAAAACACCTCCGAAGTTCGACCCTATAAGTACATCATCCATTCTTAATAATATAAATACTCCTAATGAATCACCTTTACGCGTCGACTTAGCCGGCGGGTGGTTAGATATACCTAAACATGCAAGAGATGATGGGTTTATAGTAAATTGCGCAATATCACCAACTGTATCTTTACACAATTGGCCGTATGAAACCAAATCTGGACTCGGAGGTAGTGGAGCATGGGCATTATTAAATGGTAAAGACGGTGTACAAAGTGAATTAGATTTAGGTGTTGGGTGGCAAGACCCTGCTGTGATAAAAGAAACAGGATTATGTGTTTGGAAGAGTGGTAAAAAACCTTATCTTATATTAAAACGAAATGGTGATATATTAAAAGGTAAAATGGCTTTATATTATACTGGAATTAGTCACGATTCACCAGCGATTGCGTCGAATGATCGTGATTATAATTTATTGGCCCGGTCTAGCCGATTAGCATATGTTGGTGTACAAAATAATAATTTAGAGCAATTATGTGCTGGTGTTAATATGAGCTACGAAGCTCAATTAAAAGAGGGTATGGATATATTACCAGTTGTTAAAAATGCAATTGCGACCAAATATTGTGGAGGAGGTTTTGGTGGATACTCATTATCAGTATTCTATAATAAAATACACCGTGATGAATTTATTAATAATTACAAACATCTTGGAGCAATTAAAATAGAACCATACTTAAATGAAATATAAAATTTATACAACCACGAAAGGTAAAAAAGAAGATACTTTATTATATAAATCTCTCAATATAA